TCCAGAAGCAGACCATACAGAGTCTTCTACCATCTCTGGATTTGTTTTAGCAATGAGTTGTGCAACTTCAGATTCTTTATTTAATTGAATGTTGCGAATATATCTTTCAGAGTGTTCAGCGTGGATTCCACTTGCTGTTCCCAAGAGTACAGAAGCATTGCCACTAGGCTTAACGCAAGTAGTCCGAGCAGCAGCATTAATCCCGAGAAGATTAGCAATTCTAGCATTAGTCTCTTTAACAATCTCGGCACCTTTTTCCAGAATCTTTTCATCAAACAAAATCTCCGGGTTATTCATCCATCCTGTGATAGACACACCAAGCAATGCTTCACGATCAAAGATTTTCTTTGTAGTATCAGGAAGGAATTTAAAGTCTGTGTATCCTGCTTGTAGTGTACCAAGAATAGCAGCAGCCTCACAAGCCTTGTAGAACGATTCTTCATCTACACACATACCACCATTAATCTCAGTCAGGTTACATCCTTGCCAACCAGAAGTCTTTGTACCATCCTCTTCAATTGCTACAGGATACTTACCAATCTCTACGCAAGGATTAGTTGTATGCTCTGTAGATTCTACAAATACAAATCCCGGTTCACCAAACTGCTTAATAGAGTCCATAATTTTCATAAACTGTTCTTCGCTCGTTTCTTTACGAACAATCACAGCAGAGTTGTTAGAGCGTGCACGTTGTGGGTTGTCATTAAACCAGTTACCAGTCTTAGCATTCATCATTTCTGTATCATCTGGCGAGAACAGACAGATAGTTGCAGAACGACGCACACCACCAGATAATACAGCATCAGCACAGTGCATCGCAATATCGTAGACGTGAATAGGACGGAGCTGGACGGGTTCTTTGGAATTCATTACCACACCTTGAATTAAATATTCAATGCGGTCGAGTGCCTGTCTCAGTCCGTCTGGTCCCGGTGCCTTAAACCCACCAGAAATCTTAGCACCTTTTGGACGAATATTCGTCATATCGAAGAATACACGACGACCTTCAAACTCTGGATGAGTACCACCACCTACAAAGTAAGAAGACATCAACACATCTAGTGCTTCTGCCCAACCTTCAATAGAGTCTTCTACAACATAACCTTTTGCTTGTTTCTTGCGCTCTTGTACAGTAGGCAGTTTATTTACATGATGATGCTGTACAGAGAAACCAGCACCTGCACCACAAAGCAGAATATAAAAATACTCACCAAAGAAAGCAGCACGGTCTACATAGGAAGAGGTGCAGTTATACATTTTCATCTGGTGTTTTAGTAGTTGCTCACCACCAAACTGCAGTGCACGTTGCGCACCAAGCACTCTCTTTTCTTTGTAAGAGTCAGATGCCTTTGTCATTTCATTTGCAAGTTCAGTAGACATTCTATCTTTATAATAGTCTTTATGCATGGACATTACACGGTCAACAGATTCATCCCAACTTTCATATCGATTTTCATCATCAATGTATCTGGAATATGCTTCATAGAATTTTGTTTGAGACAAAAAGTCCCTCATGTCTAGACTATTGGTCATAGAACGCACCTCTTGATTTGTATGTGATTTTAGAAATTAGTATTCTACTTATACTATCTTAAATCTTCGAAAAGATCAAGCTTATTTTAGTTTTTCAACTGCCCGTGAACCAAACCAAAATGAGATAATTGCAGCAAAAATAGATTGTGATTGCGGATCCCAAATTACATCTGAGATCTCTGCTAAGTTGTATCCTGCTTTCATGGCTTCCATTACAAGGACTGTTTTGTAGAATAGAAAGAAACCAAAGAAGCAGTATGTGATGATTGGTCGCACACCTTTTTTCAGACCAGCAAAGAAACCTGTTTCTTTTGAGATAGCAATATCATGCTCAATAAGACGTTTATGTTCCTCATGATCTGCCATGTCTTTAAGGTAGTCGTGTTCTGCTGACTGCATCTGCATTCTGATTTCAGCAGATGCTTTCATCTTTGCTAATTCATGCTTTTGTTCTTGTGCCTTGTTAATGGTCTCAAGAACTTTAGGTGCAAATGATGTTCCGAAACCTAGAACGGAACCAAGAAGTGCGAACATTTATTACCTTTACGATTCTTTAAAGGTTTTGTTTTTGAGCGTATATACTGTAACTCTCTTACTAGAGTCATCAATATCTACACTAAAACCCATTTTACCAGCAAACTTTTTTATCATCGTATTGTATAATCTAGCACGACTCAAATTGGTCGTGCTTTTAGAAGCAGGTCTTCCATCAAAAGCCGCATCAAAAGTGTCATCTTCGTATTCCTTATCTGCGCTAAAGGTCACACTTTTGATTTCATCTTTTTCTTTATCAATAATCATTTTCAGACCTTGAATTACTGTAGAGAAAATTCTAAACTGGTCACCTTTACCTGTTTTAGAGAACCTATTACCTACCGAAAAATCTAGTTCAAAATTATTGTCTCCAAGTCTAGCAAAATTCTGTAAGCTAATATAAATTTCACCTTGAGGACTATCGGCTGTTAGTGAAGCCATATTTCTATCTTTCAAGGCAATATTTACCTTTTTGAACTTATAAGGTTTATCAAAAAGTTCATTCAAATATTCTTCGCTTAGACCATCGTCTTTCTTACGTCTCAGAAATGCTTTAAACTTCATATGTGTAGGAGGCATAGCAACATCAGCAGTAGTTGTCCCATAGTCCTCTTTTTCAATCTTTTTCTTTTTCTTCTTTTTAGGTGTCTGCTCTTCTTCAGAGTATTGCTCTAAAAGTGTAGAGATATTTTCTCTATCATCATCAGCAAGGTTCATTTCACTTAATGCTAAACGAGTATCAACACCATATTTTTCCTGTAACAAAGCAAGTGCTGCTACATAAGAAGCAACCTTAGTCTTACCACCGGGGACCGAACCCAGCAGTTTCTTTAAATTAAAAATTAATCTATGAAACAGAGTATACGCCTTTTGCTCTTCAGAGTTTAACGTTTTCTTTTCTTTATTACGTTTACCATTCTCATCAATAATACCAAGCTTATACGCTTCCATATTCTTGAAAGGAGTTACTAACAACTTCAAGAATCGGTAGGTATAAATGGTATCTGTGACTAAAGAAATGCTCATTAAATTTTCCGTAAGACGCTAATTACATTTTTGTCCATATTAATACCTACCAAGTCAGTAGGTTCAATATACTTTAGAAATACTAAAATGGGTTTAATGACAGACCAGTATTTGTAGTCTAGTTTTAATGCCATCATTTTAACACCAATTTCAATACCGAAAACATTACAAAAAACAATAATATGATTAATTAATAATCTATCTGATAATTCCCCAGACTCTATATACCGATTAATAATTCTTTTGATATACTTAATACGATCAAGATCAGCATAGAACTCATCAGTACTAGAGCACTGGGGATTATTATAATGTTTAGCAGCAACAATAAGATAGTTTTCTTCTGTTACTTCTGTTTTTTCGCTAAGGATTTTCATAATTTAAAGTTGTGCTTCAAGTTCCTCAATCATTTGTGCTTTAGTCATTGAAGTGTCAAGGTCAACTCCATGAACTTCATGCGCATGTTCTGCAAGTTGCGATTTAGTCAAAGACCAGTGATCAACATCTTCTTCAACAGGGTCTGCTTCGATCAGAGGTTCGGCAGTAGGTGCAGCCTCTTCAACAACAGGGTCTGCTTCAATGATCGGTTCTGGGTTTGGAGCAGGTGCAGGGGCAGGATTTCCGTTATTATTATTCCAATACTCAATCAACTGACGCTGAGAGTGTTTGCGGGAAACTAATAGTTCACCATTTTTAGGGTTAATCCAACCCTTTTCACTAGGGATCGCACCCTTTGCCCAAGAAGGAGGTTTTAACATAGTATTAATCCTTAATTGTTCGTTTTCATTTGTTGTAGTGCTTTAGTAATTCCATCAATAATATCTGCCTTAACTGGATTTACAAAAGATGTATCACCATTCTTCAGGTTGTCACCCATTCTACCGGGAGAAACTTTAAGCGCATCTTCCATGCTCTGTTTATTCTGAGCAGTAACTTTTTCGATGTCTAACCCAATTTCAGTCTTGTGCATGTCCACAAACTCTTTTTCTCTGGGAGAACGACCACCGCCCATCTGCTTCTGGAAAGTATCAGAAGTAGCAATATCTGGACCATGCTGTGCAGTCCCAGCGGATTCCTCTACAGATTCTTTCTTGCTCTTAAACTTAAGAACGTCGCCGCCAGGTCTACTCTTAGGTTCAAATCCAGGTCCTTTAGCGTTGGACTTCTTAGTAGCAAGAGCAATGCCAGCATCACGCTTCTTCATGCCAGGAGTATCATCTTCGCCCTTTTTTCTGTTTCCAGACTGGCGGATGCGATCATTATAAGCTACCTGACGGTATCTATCCAGACTACCT